AGGGGTTGAAACAATTTTAAATGGAATAAAAAATAGTAGAAGTTACTTTGTTGACCTTTTAAAGATTGCTTCCGACAGTCCATCAGTTGGTGATCTTCCCAAAACCATGCAAGGAGAATTTTCTAGTTTATTAGGCAGTAGAGTAAAAGATAGTATAGCAAATACTTTTGAAATATTTGAAAATGCAGACGCAGGCTTATTACAAAAATATAAACCTACTCAAAAAACTGTAGATAGAGTTTCTAATATTTTTATGAGATATGCTGCAAAAAATAATCAACCTATTACAAGACTACAAGCAGAGTCTTATGTTGATGACATTGTAAAACAAGCTCGTGAAATGAATCCTAAAAAAGATGCACTACCAACTTTTGAATATGTAAATTTAACTAAAGGTGCTGATACTCCATATAATATTAAAACATTTAGACAAACATTAGAAAAAAATTTACCTGATGGTACAAAAGATTTTAATGTTATAGGTAAAGGAAGTAAAGCATTTAGACAATTATTTGGTGAAGTAGAAGATGCACGTCACTCTATATTTGCATCTGTTTCAAGACTATCTACAATAGCTAGACGTGGTGAAATGTTTCAAGATATGCTTGATGCAGATAGAGCAATAAAATCTAGAATTACAGCTCAAACACCAGAAGGCGCTAGAGGTTTTTTTCACTCAACCCCATTAGCAGCTAAACAAGCTTTTGGATCAAAGACTCCAATAGTAAAAATGCCAGAAGAAATGAGTAAATATTTCCCTGATGAAAATATTTATACTTCAAAAGATATTGCAGAAGGTTTTGAAAGTGTAGCTGGACTTCAAGATTGGATGAGAGGTGAAGCAAAAGGTCAAGGTGTTTTAGGAAAAACAGCTGCTGCGTTATATAGATACGGACTACTTACTCCAAAAGCTGGTGCACAGTTTGCTAAGACTGTTTTATCCATACCAACTCACATAAGAAATTTTTTAAGTTCAGGTGCTTTTGCACTTGCCAATGGTACATTAATGACAAGTCCTAGATTAATTGCTCAAGCTATGAATGAAGCTAGAAAAGTAGTTCAGGTAGGTATGAGACAACCAGAAGCGATGGCCAAGTATCGAGAATACTTAGACTTAGGTATTGTAAATACAAACGTAAGACTTGGTGATATTCGTAATCTATTTAAAGATGTAAGATTTGGTGATGGTAATATTGCTACCGACAGTGTTTTAAAACCTTTATTAAATAATTTAGGTAAAGGTATAAGCAGAGGTGTTAAAAAAACAGGGAAAGCTTTTCAAGATGCATATGTTGCGGAAGATGATTTTTGGAAAATATATAATTTTGAGGTTGAGCTTGCTAGATTAAGAAACGCATATGCAAAAAAAGGTTTACCTATTCCTCAAAACATAAAAAAAGAAGTGGCAGAAGTAGTAAAAAATACAGTTCCAAACTACGCAAGAGTAGGTCAATTTGTAAGAGGTATGCGTATGTCTCCTTTTGGTAATTTTATGTCGTGGCCTTCAGAAATATTTAGAACAGGTTTTGGTATTTTTAGACAGGGATTAAAAGAAATTAAAGACCCTGTTACAAGAGCAATAGGAATGAAAAGATTAACAGGAATGACTTTTGCTAGCGCTGTAATACCTTATAGTATTGTTGAAGGTTCTAAATCTATTTTTGGAGTGACTAACGAAGAGTCCGATGCAATTAATTATTTTGTTGCCCCTTGGTCAAGAGATTCACAAAAAATATTATTTAAAAATCCGACTACTGGAGATTTTTATTACATTGATTGGTCTAAGAATAATGTTTATGACACTCTTACAAGGCCTTTCCAAACAGTTTTATTTAATATTCAACAAGGGATTGAAGACGAAGAAGTATTAACTAAGGGTTTCTTAAAAGGAATTCTAAATGCAACTGCACAAACTGCTTCACCATTTGTATCTGAATCTATTTACACAGAAGCATTTATGGACATATATGCTAGAAATGGAAGAACAAGAGAAGGAAGACAGCTTTACGGAGATAGAACTCCAGAAATGGAAAAATATTTAATTATAACTGAACACCTTGCTAAAACAATGTTACCATCTACACAACCTTTTCAGAGAACTATAAAAGCATTTACAGGAGAACCTGGAAAAGGTGCTGCAACTTATGAAATAGGTCCAGAGATTGCAGGTATATTTGGTATGAGACCAATTAAAATTGATCCTGAAAGAAGTCTAGACTTTTATCTTGGACGATTTCAAAAAGAACAATCAGAAGATAGAAAGAACTTTACATCAGGAAGGTTTGGAGTTTTAAGTGGTGAGAGAAAAACACCGAGAGAAGTAGTTGAAAGATTTTTCACTGCAAACAAAACTTTATTTGAAACACAAAGAAATATGAAACAAGTTTTAAATGCAGCTGAGACTTTAGGTTTAAAAGACAAAGACTTGAAAGATGTATTTGATAGAAGAAATATTTCTAAAAAAACTTTAAAAAGATTATTAAGAGGAAAGTTTAATGCTTTTGAAATTACAGATGGTATTGAAGAAAGGTTTGAACGTAATGCAGAAAAAGGTGGGATAGAAAATCCTTTAATACCAGTTGAATCTTTAATAAAACAAATGGTTAAAGATTTTGAAAAACAAAGTTTAGATAGTCCTTTACAATTAAATATAGAAAATTACTTACCTAGATTAATTGAAGGTCAAGGACAACAATCATCAATGACACCGTTACCGCCGACACCTATGCCAAATCCAGGTTCTTTTCAAACTCCGGTTCAAGAAAATCCTATGATGGCCTCAGGTTTAACACCTATGGAAGAATCATATTTATCACCCTCTGAAAAACAAATAAGACTAAGATCAAGAGGAATTAATAATGCCTAAAAAATCAGCATTAGAAAAAATTGAATCACACGAAAAACTTTGTAGAATAATGCAAAAACAAACCTTCGAACAAATAAAAGAAATGCAAGAAAGAATTAAAAGATTAGAGTATTGGATTGTTGGCGGTATGGGAGCCGTAATTGTACTTTTACTTTCAGATATTATTAATTAAATCCAAGATTTAATTTCTTCACCCATAATTTGACTAGCAATGTTTTGTTTTTTACGTAAAGCTAAAACTATTCTATCATCAACAGTATCTTCAGAAATAATATCAATGTAAGTCATGGGTTTAGTTTGACCAATACGATCTATACGAGCTTCTGATTGAGTTCTTTTTTCTAAATCATAACCATTAGAAAAATAAACCATTGTACTTGCAGCAGTCAATGTGATACCATAACCGCCAGTTTGTGTTGTACCTATAAAAAATCTGCACTTGTCATCTTCTTGAAATTTCTTTATATTATCTTGTCTTTTTTCTTGAGGTGTTAATCCATAATAATCAACATAACTATCTTCACCATACTCTTTTGATATAGCATTTATAATTTTATTGATATCTCTTTGATACTGAGCCCAAATAACAACTTTACCTTCAACTTGTGCAACAATGTCTAAAAGTTCATCAACTCTTTTACAAGGTAAGTCTTTTGTAGAGCCGTCATCAGCTACAAAGTGGCCACAAGTTATTTGATGTAGACGCATCAGTTGAGTCAATACAGTATTAGTAGTTAATACTTTTCCATCTAAATGTGCTAAAGCAGTTTGTTTCATTTCTTTATAAACTTTTTCTTGTTCTGGAGTCATTGATACAGTTCTTTTCATCCAAGTTTTTTTAGGTAAATCTAAACAATCTTCTTTTAAAACTCTGTATGAAAAAGGTTTTAATTTATCTGAAAGCTCACCTAAGTTTCTATAACCAACAATAACTTGAACCGTTCTTGCACCTAAATTCATATTACGCATAACAGCATACCTAGCTCTAAAAGTAAAAAAAGAATGATGACCTAAAAGATATGGGTCTAAAAACTCACATTGAGAATATAAATCTAGGGGTGATTTAGTAATAGGAGAACCTGTAAGTATTCTTCTATACTTAGAGTCTTTTGATATCTTTAAAATATTTTTAGTTCGTTTAGCAGAAGGGTTTTTAATAGTTGTAGCTTCATCAATGGCAATCATAGACTTATGAGAAGATAAAAATTTATCTGCAAACTCTAAACCTTTTTTAGTAGAGAAAGCTTCGACATTCATAATTAAAATATGTAGATCAGTCCCTGTTTCAAACAAAGTGTTTAGCTCTTTTAATTTTGGTTTGGTATGTGATGCAGTCCACAAAACAGTTTTCTTTTCAATGTGATCAGCCATATGTACCGGTATTTCAGAATCGTACCAATTTTTATAGACACCTTTAGGTGCAATTAAAAGAAGACCATTTATTTCTCCTTTGTCATACAGCATAGATACATTATCAATTAATACTTTTGATTTACCTGTACCCATTTCCATAAAATAAGCATAAACTTCTTTGTCCCAAGACATTTCTAAGGCTTTAAGTTGATGCGCAAAAGGCTTTGTTTTAAATTTATAGAACATAATATTTTATACTTTCTAAGTATAAAATAGGATAGATTAGGATAATTGTCAACTATTTATAATTAAATTTTTTACAGTATTTACTGTATTTTTTCATAACGAGTTCACACGCTCGTGGAAAATTTTTTTTAAATGATTCTACTGTTGCGTTTTTAGGTCTTTGTCTCTTACCTGCGACTTTTTCTGAAGCTTCAACTCTATATGATTTTGATTTAAAAGTTTTCATTCTATCTGCTAAACCTTTTATTCCTGGAATTTTTTCTTCTAAAGTTTTTATATCTGCTTTCATGTTTTCATATCTAATCATATGATCTATTACATACTCGTCACTAATTTCGTAAAATTTATTAAAATCAGTAATCTTTGTTTGTTGAATACAATACTCTCTAAAATCCATATGATCACAAGCGTTAAAAAAATAATAGTTAGAAATTATATAATCTATTGGATTTCTTATAATTGAAACTTTAGTGTATGTATTAAAAATTTCATCACCTATAAATTTTTTTATTTTTCTTGCAGGTATGTGATTATAATATCTTTTACTATTTGGTTCAAAAACCATAACCTCATCTTTATTAACTTGGTAACAAGGGTTATTCATTATACTTTGCATAACTGAATAGTCTATATCTATTCCAAGTACATGATTAAAATATTTACTGCCATTTGTATGATTTTGAGCATGAATTTTATTTCTTTCTTGACTCATCTTTTCATCATCTGGAGTACATAATGTAATTATATCTTCTGGACCACAATAATCTCTTAATGCTAATTCAAAAGATGTACCGGCTACTTTAAGTGGTTTTATAAAGATTAATTTATGTTTATGTGATATAATCATTGCTTTCTATTTAAAAAATATGTATACAAAATAAAAAGAGAAAGTCAATGACTAAAGTTTATTTAACTCAAGAAATACCTACAGATAGAGAAACAGGGAAACCTAAATATAATGTTATGGGTGCAGCAAAATATGGAGAAATAAAAACTCTATTACCTATGTACTCTCAAATGATACTTTCTCCTGGTCCATTAATACAAAAACTTAGAACACTTTTAAAAGATTACACGTCAGACGATTATCTTTTATTATCAGGCGACCCCGCAACTATTGGTGTTATATGTTCAGTTGTGTCTGATATGACAAATGGAAAGTTTAAATTTCTAAAATGGGATAGACAAGAAAAAACTTATTATCCAATAGAAATAGATTTATTTAAAAATTAGTATTGACAAAATAAAAGTCTAGGATTATATATAATTCATGAAAGGAATTGTATGAGTATAGATTATGAAGACGATAGATTAGAATCTGTAAAGCAAATAGATGCTGCAGCTTCTTTATCTAATAAAGTTATTGAATTAAAAAATATTGAAGACGAAATTGAAAACGCAGAAAAAAGTATTTCAAAATTAAAAGAACAGTCTAAAGTATTATCAGAGGTAGAAATACCTAAGATGATGCAAGAAATGAACATTACAAAATTAAAGCTTAAAGATGGTGAGTCTATAGAACTTAAACCATTTTATTATGCTTCTATTGCAAAAGGAAGAAACGAAAGTGATTCTGATTTTTTAGATAGAAAAGATAAAGCTTTTACATGGCTTCGAGATAACGGCCTAGGTGATATTATTAAAAATGATATTACCGTTACCTTTGGTCGGGACGAAGATAACAAGGCACTGCAATATGCAGACCTTGCAAAGAGTAATGGCTTTGAACCAATTCAGCGCGAAACGGTTCATGCTGTAACTCTTAAAGCGCTAGTCAGAGAGCGTCTTGAGAATAATCTTGAGATGCCTTCTGACATTTTTAAAATCTACGCGGGTAACAGTACAAAAATCAAAAGGAGATAACATGGAAACGAGTAACGAGAAACAAGTAACTATAAAAAAAGAAAATCTGCCTTCAGATATTTTATTTGAATCAGATGCAGCTAAAGGTTTGGAAAACGTAAGAACAGAAAATCTGGCTTTACCAATTCTAAAACTTTTACAAAACGGATCTGGAGAAGCTCAGAAGCGTAATCAAAATTACGTTGAAGGCGCTGAACCAGGGATGTTCCTAAACACCGTAACTAAAAAATGTTACAATGGTGCTGAAGGAATAGAGGTTGTACCTTGCTATTACAAACTTGAGTTTCAAGAATGGGCAGACTTTGGTACAGGTTCAGGAAGACCAGAAAATATTTTTGGTCACGATTCTGATATTTTATCTAAAACAACTAAAGATACTGGAGGTAAAGATCGTCTTGAAAACGGTAATTACATTCTAACAGTTGGTCACTCTATGAGTTCTTCTCAAGGTAAAGTGAGTAGAAAATGGAATTCAATGATGGCTTCAATTACACTTGAAGGCAAAAATGGTCCTTTCACTCCTGCTACTTACAGTCATAAATATGTCCTGTCTTCTGTACTTAACAGTGGAAAAGGTAATCAATGGTATGGCTTTAATGTTGTAAAAGGAGTTGTTATTGATAACGCATCACTCTACGAAAGAGCGAAAAAGTTTCACAACTCATTCGCCGGCAAATAGTGTGAATAGTGGGCGCTTAGGGGAGACTCAAAGCGCCCATACAATGACAGACAGGACAGGACATGACAGACATATTAAAAAAATTTAAAAGTATATTTGAAGGTTTAGACATAGCTCGTGGTGAAACCCGTAAGACAGGTGAGGTATCTGCAAAAGGTAAAAGTATTACTAGGTCTAAAACAATTACAGAACCGCCTACAGATAAACTGTGGGAAGATCATTTAAAAGGTACAGAACCTGCATTAGGTATAATTCCAATAAGAAGAGACAATACTTGTATATGGGGATGCATTGATTGGGACGTGTATCCTTTAGATCACAAAGAAATAGTAAATGATTTAAAAAAGAAAAAAATACCACTAACAGTATTTAGATCAAAATCTGGTGGTGCACATTTATTTTTATTTACAAAAGAACCTGTCCCTGCAGTTATGATGAGAGATAAATTAAAAACATATGCTTCAGCTATTGGTCATGCAAGAGCAGAGATATTTCCAAAACAAGAAAAGATAAATATTGATCGCGGTGATGTAGGTAGTTTTTTAAACCTACCTTATCACAATTTAGAAAATACAGTTAGATATGCTTTCAATAATGATGGTGAACCAATATTAGATATCGAAAAGTTTTTTGAACACTATAAAAAAAATGTTTTAAGTGTAGATCAGTTTAATAATTTAAAATTAAAAGAAACAGAAGAAGATGACTTTCTTGAAATGCCTCCATGCTTGGTTACGCTTTTATCTGAAGGTGTTGGTGAGGGAATGAGAAATGAAACTATGTATAACGTAGGAGTGTACGTAAAGAAAAGATTTTCTGAAGACGATCTTTGGAAAAAGAAAATGAATCATTACAATTTAAAATATTTTAAACCACCTATAAATGCATCAGAACTTGTTAAGACTCAAGAGTCATTAGATAACAAAGATTATTTTTATAAATGTAAGGATGAACCTTTAGTATCTTTTTGTAATTCTAAACTGTGTGTAACAAAAAAATATGGTGTAGGTGATGACGATGCACCAGTACAAACTATATCTGCAATCAGGAAATATAACTCAGACCCACCATTATTCTTTTGTGATATTGATGGACAAACAGTGATGGTTGAAACTGCAGTTCTTCATGAGCCAGATAAATTTTCAATGGCATGCTTAGAACAAATTAATAGACCACAAATGCCTATGTCTAAAATTATATGGCGTAAGATGTTAATAAAACTCTTACAGGAAAAACAAGAAACAGATCTTAAAGCTACTGAAGATTTAAAAATAGATAATCAGTTGAAAGAATACATGGAAGACTTTGTAAATAAAGTTAAAGGTAAAGATATAAATGACATTCAAAGAGGTGTTGCGTACAGTGATGATAACTATAGTTATTTTAAAATGAAAGATTTTTGGAAACATTTAATAAAAAATAAATGGCCAGATAAAAGATATCCAAAACATGTAGTAGTACAAAAACTACAGACTCAATTAAAGATTGAAGAGGATTATCCAAAAATAAACGGTAAAACAGTGCGTTGCTTTAAGATGTTAAAGATTGTATCTGTTGAACCAGAGAAAGCAAAATATGAAAGTCAGGAACCATCATGGAAAAGAAAAATAGAACAGTAATACCTGGACCACCAGGGACCGGTAAAACATATAGATTATTAAATCACTATATGGCCAAAGAAATAAAAGAAAATAAAACTGATCCTAAAAAAATTTGTTACATTACTTTTAGTAAAGCAGCTGCAGAAGAAGCAACGGAAAGATTTGAAGAATTATTTCCTAAAGAAAAACTTGGATACATAGGCACTATGCATGCATTAGGGGTAAGAGAATTAAATATCGATGTAAGTGCAAAATTATTAAGAGGTAATAGTCAATGGAATCAATTTAAACTTTATGAACCAATGGCAGCTAGATTAAATACTGATATGAGTATTGATTCAATCACTGGTAAAACTAGATTTAAAGACCCTATACTAACTACAAGAGACTATGCAAAAAATAAAAAAATATCTTTGAATGAAGCTGCAATACAAAAAGGTATGGCAGGTTGGTCAGATATACACATCGCAGAAAAAATAGATGGTGCACTAACGCAATATAAAAAAGACACAGGAGTCATAGAATTTTATGACATGATAGGTTTGTTTACGGATAAAATAAAAACTAAAGATAGTTTTTATGATGTTATATTTTTAGATGAAGCTCAAGATTTAAACGCGTTGCAATGGGATATGTTTTTTGAATTAGAAAAACTAAGTAATAGGTCCTTCATTGCCGGTGATGATGATCAAACTATTTATGGTTTTCAAGGCGCAGATGCTTCTACATTTATAAACCTAGAAGGGACTATCGACGAACAAGTTAAGTCGAGACGAGTACCTAGAAGCGTGCATCGAGTAGCTTTAAATATATTAGATAGACTCAACGAACGTAGAACAAAGAATTGGGAAGCGAGAGACGAGGAGGGTGAAGTTAATTATGAAACATCACTGGAGAATATAGACTTTGCAAAAGGTAAGTGGATGATACTTGGTAGAACCAATAAACTTTGTGAAAAAGCAAGAGATCATTTGTATATGAAAGGTTTAAGATATGAATTTACAGGTGATAAATACTTAGATAAAAATTCTATGTTAGCATTTACTACCTGGAAAAGATTAAACAATGGTGCAAGTATTGATTCAAAAGATGTAAAAATAATGTACTCTTTTTTAAAAGTAAAACTAGGTCATCTACAAAGGGGTTTTGCTAGTGGTAAAACTTTGGATACTGTTTTTTCTGTGACATTAGAAGAACTAAAGAGAGATCATGGTTTACTTATTGAAGGTAGTTGGGAATATCTTGATTTTGATGAAGATACAAAAATTTTTATGAAACATTTAATACAAAATAATTATGATCTTATGAAAGAAGCTGACATAAAGATAATGACCTTACATGGATCAAAGGGAAAAGAATGTGAAAATGTAGTTTTATTTACAGACTTTGGTGCAGATGAATATCAAAGTAATTTTATTGAGGGCGAGTTTGAAAAATCACCAGATAATGAACACAGATTATTTTTTGTTGGAGTTACCAGAGCCAAACAAAAACTTTATTTACTACAATCAGAGGAGGGTACAGGGTATGTCATATAAATCATTAGACAAACAAGTTCAGGGGAATCACTATCAAGATTTTAAGATTCAACCTGCAGAGTTTGTAAATCAAAATAAACTTTTATTTGCTGAGGGAAATGCTATAAAATATATTTGCAGGCATTCTAAGAAAGGAAAACATTACGACATTAAAAAGGCAATACATTATTTAGAAATGATTCTAGAAAGGGATTATGGAGAATTTATTTAACGAAGAGATGTGGAACTCACCAACTGAATTTAAAGATTTAAGTAGCTATAAATACATAGCAATTGACTTAGAAACGAGAGATCCAAACCTAAAGAAAATGGGTTCGGGCTCTGTAAGGGGTGATGGAGAAATTATTGGTGTCGCTGTTGCAGTAGATGGTTGGTCTGGATACTATTCTTTTGGTCATGAGCAAGGTAATTTTTTCAATAAAGAATCTGTAATGAAATGGGTAAAAAGTATTTGTGCATTACCTTGTCCTAAAATATTTCATAATGCAATGTATGACGTATGTTGGTTAAGAGCATATGGTGTAAAGATAAATGGAATCATTGTAGATACAATGATGATGGCAGCTGTATTAGATGAAAACAGATTGTATTACTCATTGAATTCATTATCTTTCATAGAGTTAGGTAAAGTTAAGAATGAAAAAGCTTTACAAGATGCAGCAGACAAAGCTGGCATAGATGCAAAGTCTGAAATGTATAAGCTTCCCGCATCAATGGTTGGAGCATATGCTGAAGCAGATGCTGAACTAACCTTACAACTATTTAAAAAATTTTCAGGGCAAATAAGAGATCAAAACTTACAGAGGATATTTAACTTGGAGACAAGTTTATTTCCTATGTTGGTAGATATGAAATTTAAGGGCGTTCGAGTAGACGTCGATAAAGCGCTTCGACTGAAACATGTGCTAGAGAAAAGAGAAGGGCTATGCCTTGCAAAAGTGAAACAAGTAACAGGAGTAGAAGTACAAATATGGGCAGCAAGATCGATCGCCAAAGTATTTGACAACCTTGGACTACCTTATTCCAGAACTGCAAAAAGTAACGCACCATCATTTACAAAAGCTACACTAGAAAATCATGAAAATCCAGTGGTAAAAAACATTGCAGAAGCTAGAGAATTAAACAAAGCACATACAACATTTATAGATACAATATTAAAACATGAACACAATGGACGTATTCATGCTGACATAAATCAGTTAAGATCAGATGCGGGTGGAACTGTAACCGGGCGCTTCTCATATTCTAATCCAAACTTACAACAAATACCTGCAAGAAACAATTTATTAGGTCCTGCAATTCGTGGACTATTTATACCTGAACAAAATTGTGATTGGGGTTGCTTTGACTATTCACAACAAGAACCTAGATTAGTTTTACATTATGCAGCAGAACACCCTATATTAAAAAATTCTGAGTCTGTAATTGAAATGGTTTCTAAGTTTAACAAAGACCCCAAAATGGACTTTCATGGAATGGTAGCTAAACTTGCAAACATAAAAAGAAAAGAAGCTAAGACTATTAACTTAGGTTTGTTTTATGGAATGGGTAAAGCAAAACTTCAACAGTCTTTAGATTTAGAAAACAAAGAAGATGCTGATAAACTTTTTAATAATTATCACGACAGTGTACCTTTTGTAAAAGGTTTAATGGATGCTACAATGAGAGACTCACAAAGAGATGGAGAAATTCAAACAATTGCCGGTAGAGTATGTAGATTTGATAAATGGGAAGAAGCAAGATTTGCTCCCGGTGAATTAAGAGCACCTATGACTTATGAAGAAGCTAGAGGAAAATATGGTGAAGATAGAATTAGAAGAGCCTATACATACAAAGCTTTAAATAAATTAATACAGGGTTCTGCGGCAGATATGACCAAACAAGCTATGCTAGATTTATATAACGAAGGTATTACACCACATATACAAGTACACGATGAACTTGATATATCTGTTGAATCAGAGCACCAGGCTCAAAAAATTATTGCAATTATGCAAGATGCAGTTAAACTTTCTGTCAAAAATAAAGTTGATTATGAAAAGGGTCCTACTTGGGGCGATGTAAAATGAGGAGTAATTATGGCTTATTTAAACGCAAACATACCAACTATTTATGCACAAATTAGAAAAGAGTATTTATATGATCTTAAAAAACATCATGGAGAAGTTGAAGAGTGTATTATCTTTGGCATTACTAGTATGGGGGGCCGTGCTATACTATTTCACGCTCTTATGGGTAACGGTGCAATATTTTATCGCCTACCAATTAGCGCGTTTATTCAAAAGGGATTTGAACCATCCGGAGTTCCCACAAGAAGACTTGATGAATTGGAGCTTTGGAATTGTTTTTCTTACTATCCTACTGTCACTCATTGGGCTATTTTAAGCGCAGCTTCAGGATATTATTTCGGTAAAGATAAAAAAAAGCATTACGGTAGTTATTTATTTACTATTGACTGGGCTCATCCAGATGCTAATATACTAGATACCGACCATTCGGAAATACCGCACGAACATAAGTGCGCTCACATAATTGCCTTAGATGATGGTAATTTTGCAGCACAACCAAATAATAGATGTATATGGGACCTACCTTCTTTTACTGTAAAAGATAATACTCCCGATTGGAAAGTGCAAACTAATGAATGGAACGTAGAAGATAGCGGAGCTTGGCGTACAGAAGATACGGATAAGTTCTTCTATGAAATAGAGGAGAAAAAAAATGATTAAAAAAACTTTAAAATGGGTTTGGAATATAATTTGCTGGCCCTGGAAAAAATTTAAACAATGGGTTTGGTCTAGTTAAATGACCAGCTGCAAGACATGTTTTCATCCTTGTCATTGTGGTGAAGATAAGGATCTTCACGCAGATGAATATGGTGTGTGCACCTGCGAAAAGTGTACTTGCAAACAAACTTACAAAAAAGAAAAAGATCACGGTACGGACATAACATACGAAAATGAATAAAAAACCTTTGGATATCGGAGAAGAGGCAAGAGTGCAGATGCCAATGAAGACGGTTGCTAGCCTGATCGTGCTCGTTGCAATGGGCGTGTTCGCATATACGGAGCTGACGGCGAGGTTGGTATCGTTAGAGACATCACGTGAGTTGTTTGAAAATGATTTGCTCAAGAAGTCAGAACAAGTGCCCACGGACCAGGAACAACATTTTTTACTTGAAGATTTGTACAAATCTGTCGAGCAAATTGAGACAAGAATTGAAGACATGATGCACAACAAAGTAAACATACAGTTTATACAAAAACAAACTGAAAAGCTTTTAGTTGATGTTGAAAATTTAAAAGATAAAGTCAGAGCAAACGGTAACGGAGCACATTGATGACAGAGTTAGTGGTAGCCTTACTTATGATTGTACACGGAGAGATCAAGGAAGCACGTATCCAGCCTTCGATGTCTGAATGTCTCAAAGGGGCGCGTACAGCTAGACGTGATTCTAAATCGCACGTAAAGTATCAATGCCTGAAGCAAATGGCAGAGCTCGAAAAAAATATAGATGGATCTTTGTCTATAAAAAAGTTAATATTGGAATAATGAATCTTTCACGAAATTTTACTCTATTAGAGTTGATTAAATCGGACACAGCTGTTCGTAAGGGAATCAACAACAATCCAAACGCAGGTCAAATAGAAAAACTAAAAGACTTGTGTGAAAATATTTTACAGCCCGTTCGGGATCATTTCGGTAGAGTTAAAGTTACATCGGGGTTCCGTTCAGAAGACCTTTGCCTTGCTATAGGTTCGAGTCGAGACAGCCAGCATGCGAAAGCTGAGGCGGCTGATTTTGAATGTGTTGGAGTCGATAATGCTGAGGTCGCTGATTGGATTAAAACTAATCTCGAAACAGATCAGCTCATCCTTGAGTTTTACACTCCAGGTGAACCTAACAGCGGATGGATTCACTGTAGTTGGATACCTGAAGGAAGACGTGAACAATATATGCATGCATTTAAGTCAGAAAATAAAACAAAATACAAACCAATAATAGGAAAAGCGAAAGATATAGTATGAGTATAATAGATAAGAAATCAGCTAAATTATTTAGCAAAATAGATACAGTACACGGAACTTGTGAAGAATGTCAGGAAGAAGCAATTTTAGTTGCAATTGTTTCAGAATTTTATAGATGTACTAACTGTGGCCATGATACAAAACAACATATTAATGGCAGAATCAGATATCTTAAATTAGATGAATCTGATAAGAAATGGATAAAAGATAATTATATTGAATAATGGCTAAGAAGTTTAAATCATTCGAGACACGTGATAAACCTAGAAAACGTGGACCTCGTCAGCACAAGAAAAATAAAAATAAACACGAGAAACGTCAGAAAAAACAAACGAGATACAAAGGCCAAGGATAAAAACATAAAGGAGAAAGAAATGGTAGATATATTTAAACATTTTACTTTTGTAAAAAAGTATAATGATATTAAAGATTTAAAAGAAAAAGTTTTAAAATACACAAAAGAAGACTGGGAAAAATACGATTACAGGCAAAAAAATTATATTGTTCACAGTAGCACAAAAACCATACCTTTAATATGGAATGAAATGGATAAAGACAATTTAAGAAATTTAAAAAAAGACGAAAGAAAGTTTTGGCCTGAAGCAGATAATTATAAAACAGAGCTAGATTCTCTTTCACAAATATTTACAGAAAAATACGGTGAAGGTTTTATTGCTAGTGCTATGTTAATTAATTTACCTTCAAGAACTGTAATTAAACCTCACGTAGATAACTACGATCCTTATTTTGATAAAGTAAATAGAACTCATTTAGCGATCGTGACTGATGACGAAGTAATATTTACAGTTGGGGGTGAAGAAAGAAATATAAAAGAGGGTGAAATATTTGAAATAGATAATAGTAATAAGTTACACTCTGTTATAAATAACTCAGAAGAAATAGATAGGGTGCATTTATTGGCAGATTGGCTAAAAACATAAAGGAGAAAGAAATGAGCGAGAAGAAACTAACATTAAAAGCAACAGGCGTTACTCAGAAACAATGGGGCGTACTTGTTCTTGAACTTAATATACTTAAGAAAGCATGGAAAAGTTACGGAGTAGATATAGATTTGTCTGGTCACGGAATTAAATCTATTGTTGAAAAAGGTACAAGAATTTACGAATTTAAAAACGCTGATGAAAAAACTAAGAAAAATGAATTAAGCGGGTAGCTTAGGTTTTCTCGGTGGAACAGTAATATCTGGAAGTTTTATTTCTCTACATTCAAATTTGATAACAAGTCTATTTTTTTCAATGTGGTCTGCATCAACATTTTCAAGTTTTTTTAATTCCATATAAGTCTGTTGAGCAACTGCATATCCATTTAATGCACAATCATAGTGCGTTTCAAAACCAGTTTTTATTGAAAAATGACTAGAGGGACATTGTCCTGTAATCATGGAACATAAATGTAATACAATTATAAATTTAGTCATTGACTCCTGTTGTAATTTTAATATATAATCCTATATGTCAGAAATAACTTTGAAAGGATATAACAAATGACAGATATAAGCAAATACAAAAGTATAGCAAT